CGGTATGAAGGTCAGCGAGGACCAGCAGTATGGTTAGCAAGGCCGAACAGGAGAAGCGGCTAAACCGCCTGGACACCATGGATAGAGGCCGCGAAGCCGGCTTTGCTCTGGCCGTCGTAGTCCCCCTAATCAACACCAGAATAACCGGCTATGTTCAGCAGCTAGCTGGTATGTATCGAAGCGGCCAGTATACCCACGACCAGCTACTCGGCAAAGTCGCCGAGATAACATCCATGCTGAACCTTATATCCGACCTAGAGTCCTCCCAACGAGTTGGTGATATAGCAGCGCAGAAGGAGCTTGGAGATGGCCCGGAGACCCAGTAAGAACCAAAGCGGTTTTCCTGAGAGTGGTGATGAGTTTCCTATGGAGGATGAGCCGCCCAAGCCGAAGCCCCAGGAAGACCCTGTAGACCCAGATGAGGAAGAAGACGACGAAATCGAGGAGCATGAGCCGTCCTCTGAACCAACCGTCGCCGAGCTGCAGCGGCAGATACAAGAGCAGAACGCCAAGCACGAGCGCGACTTAGCTGAGCTGCGGCGCAACCAGGTTCCGGCCACTCCAAAGGAACCCAAAGCGGAACCTCCCAAGACGGATTGGAAGAACTACCTGTTCACCAACCCTGAAGAAGCCGTCGCCCAGATCAAGAAAGAAGCCAAGGATGAAACCGCTGCTGAGATGCGTTCCCAGTACGAGCGCGACCAGGGTCAGCAGCGGTTCTGGGAAGGCTTCTACGACAAACACAAAGATCTTAAGGATGACGACGATCTGGTCAAACTAACCCTGAACAGCAATCTGGCTACCTTGGCAAATATTCCCGTGGCCGATGCTATGAAAAAGTTGGCCGACTTGACACGCGAACGCATTCTCCGATACTCGGGCGGGGCGAGACCAAAAGGCCGGAAGGCTTTTGCTGAAGGATCGGGAGTCCCCAGTGCCAGACGTGCTGCCCCCGTGGAGGCCGAAGTGACCAGCCTTGCAGACGTTATCCGCGCTAGGCGTAAGAACCGCCGCGCTACTGCTGCATAATCGGAGAGCTTAGATGCCACAGTTTACTTGGACATTCGATGCCCCGACGGGTACTTACAAAAACCACACCCTGGCGGCTAAGCTCTACGAGGCTGCAGTCGAGAATTCGGTCTTCGTAGATCATGTTCGCACCGTAGACGGCTACGGCCGCAACAACGGTGAGACCGTCACTCTTACTAGGGTCCAGAACATTACCGAGCCAGTCTCGGCGGACCTCGAGGAAACTACCCGCATCCCTGAGGACGAGTTCAACCTCTCCAGCAAGGCCATCACGGTCAAGGAGATCGGCCGAGCTGTTCCCTTCACCTCCCTGTCCCAAGACCTGTCGAAGTTCGACACTGAAAATCCAATCCAGCGGAAGCTGCGTGACCAGATGCGCTTGGTGCTAGACACCAAGGCAGCGGTGGCCTTTAAGAAGGCGAGCGTCAAGTACGTTCCTACCGGCGCAGCTACCAACAATATCACTACAAACGGGACGCCCGGTGCTGCCGCGACAGCCAACTGGAACCTCTTCCACATTGAGGAAATCCGGGACTATATGTTCGATACCCTGCAGACGCCACCCCTAGAGGGTGACGACTATCTGGCTATCGTCCGAACTCTCGGCCTCCGTGGTATCAAACGCGACAGCAAGTGGGAAGAGTGGCATAAGTATCAGGATGCCCAGGCTAAGTACAACGGCGAAGTCGGCCGGATCGAAGGCATCCGCTTCATCGAGACAAACCACGCGCGGGCGCTAGGCAAGATCGGAACTGGTTCTGTCCTCGGCGAGGGAGTTGTCTTCGGTGAAGACGGTATTGCTCTCGCAGAAGCGATGAGCCCTGAGCTGAGGGCTGCCATCCCTGGCGACTTTGGCCGTTCCAAGGCCGTGGCCTGGTACGGCATTCTGGAGTTCGATATCATCTGGGACACCGGCAACCCTGGCGAGGCCAGGATCGTCCACGTCGCCAGCACCTAAGGAGCCCCCGATGTACGATCATCAGAAAATCGACCAGACTATCGTTGCAGCAGCGGATATTGTCACCGCTGCTGACCCTATCGCCCTGGCTAGGCACTTCATCGGCTATCAGCCTATTATGGTCAGGGCAGTGTGGGCCGTTCTCACTGTCATCAACACAGTTGCTCCCAGCATCCTGACCTTTAAGTACAGGCCAGTGGTCGGAAGTGCTGCCGGTGAGGTTGTATTGGGAACTGTAACCATTCCCATCAATGCTCCTATCGGCACCATGTACTACGAGAAGGTGACCACGGAGCCCCCGAAGTGTCTCCCTGGCGGCGAGATCGTCGTGCAGACGGATGGCGGCGGAACAGCTGGCAATGCCACCCTTGGCTTCTTTGGCGAGTTTAGCTGGGATGTCCCCGCTAACAATGCCAAGATGATCGCCGCATAATGACATTCTCCCTAAGAACCCACATACCCAAGCGCAAGGACCCTGAGGGGAAGATTGCACGTTCTAATCTATACGTGCGGATCAACCACTCAGATGGTCCCCCTCTGTTTATCCAGGGGGGTAACTTCTACAGCGAGGGCGGTCAGCTGGTTAAGAAGGACCAGCTCCCAGATTGGGTCGACGAAGCTCTCGACCAAATGACTCCTCTTGCAAAGCGAGAGTGCGGTCTGGAGAAGTAAGTGGCAACTGGCGTAATCCATACTAATCCGGCTCCCGGCGTGTACGTAGCCGAGTGGGGCAACCTTGCGACTATCGAGACAGGCGTTGCAGCTTCGATACCAATGGAGTGTGCATCTCGATCTGTCCAGGTCAGCGGCGTGTTTGGAGCTGCTGGTTCTGTCGCTATCCAGGGGTCCAATGACGGAGTAGTATGGGCCCCCTTAAGCAATAGCTTCGTAGCCACTGCTCTAGCTATAACAGCTGCAGGCATCCACGACATTCTGCAGTCCACTCGCTTCATCAGGCCCGTGGTAACGGGAGGCGACGGAACGACAGCACTGAAAGTTACCATAGCAGCGGTATGACGTGCCACTATCCAATGCCAGAGAACTTAAGGAAGATGTATTGTTTCGGGCCTCTGAACCTCTAACGGGATCAGGCTGGAACACGAAGGTTATAGACTATATCAATAGAGTCTATCGCACCCTGTCAACTGGAGCTTCCGAGTTCCTTCCTGAGTATGTCGAAGACTGGTGGTGGATGCGCCAGGAGGCGTCTATCCTCCTTGAGCCTGTCTACGACACAGGCACGGTCGCGGTCATCCAGGGATCGACTGCAATCACCTTCAATCCGGCCCCAGCAGACTCGCAGGCTGGCAGACGCCTGCGTATCAAGTCCGGTTCAGCGCCTCCTGATCTTTTCGTGATTGCCACTCACACAGCAGGTGCTGGACCGGCAGTTCTGGATGGGGCCTATACAGGTGAGACCAACGTCGCCGCTTCGTTTGACAGCATGAAGGTTGAGTATGCTCTGTCTTCAGCGGTCCAAGTTCTGATGAGCCCTATCGTAGCCTTTCAGATGCCAGACCGTATCTTTGGCGTTCCTCCTGAGCGTATGGACGAGCTGTTTCCGCTGGTCAGGCTGCGGCCTGGCATTCCCCAATGCTTCGCATTGGAAGATGAACGCACCGTCCGCTTCTCCCACGGTGGGAAGACCGACGGCAAGCAGATGCGTGTCGAGTATCGCTTTAGGCCCTTCGTAACAGACCTGACAGACAGCATCAGCAGCATCCCGCTGGTTCCGACGCAGTGGATGCACGTTCTTTCAGATATGGCCCTGGTCTATGTACTCCTGGACAAGAACGATGATCGAAGCAATGCGGCTGCTCTTGGGGCTCGAACAGGACTGGCCGCCATGCTCAAAGAAAACCGCCGTAGAAATGTCAAGATGGACTATCTGGCTGGCCACATCGCCCCTCGCGCGGGTAGTAAAGCGAAAGGTCCGCTCCGTACTGAGTCGGGTCTCATAATAGGATGACCAATGGCCTACAGGGGCGTAACAGTAAAGCTCCCCGTTGGGAGCCAGGGCTTTACGGGCACCAGGAACCCTAGCCAGGCTGGTCCTGGCCATCTTACCCTAGTCGACGGCGCTGAGCTAGATGGAGGCATCATTCGAAAGGAAGGTGGTGCTCAAAAGGTCAATCCTAGCGCCCTTGATGGGGGGGCCACTATAGTCAGCGGAATAAACTGGAACCCCGTCTCAGGCGTGCAGCATGATGTTATCTTCCTCAGCAATGGCACTGTACGGCAGGATAGTGGAGCTGGCACCTTTCCTACATCCATGGTCGCTGGCCTTACCAATGTCAGAGAGCCTCCTCCCTTCTTCTTGACAGCTGGCGGCGAAGCTGTTGGTGCCTCCCGCAAGCTGTTCATGTTCAGCTCTCCCAACCAGGTTCAGGTAGCCCTTGGGGGTGCAGCCACGATGGCTGCCATAGGCGCCCCACCTGCAGATTGGGCAGCCGGAGCGTTTCCAACCTTTGGAGTGCAACATGGCGCTAGGGTATTTGGAGGCGGTAACGGAAGTGACCCACATAGAATATACTACAGCACAATCACCGACCATGGAAATTTCACTGGAAGCGGCAGTGGAACACTGGCTATATATCCTGGTGAGAGTGAGCGACTAGTAGCAGGCCTATCCTTCAGGGGAGCTCTGATCCTCTGGAAGTATCCCTTTGGTATCTATGTTGTAAACACATCTGATCTAACCCCTGCCAACTGGTCTGTTACTAGGATGACCAGGGCGGTTGGAACCCTCAATCAGCATTCCGTCGTCCAAATTGAGAACGATGTCCTCTATATGGACCATGTAGGCAACGTCCATATACTAAGTGCTACCCAGGAATTTGGAGATATGAACACAAGCGATCTGAGTAAGGTCGCCACCCTGGAGCCCTTTGTAAGGACAGAAATCAATCGAACGGTTATCCGTCGTGTAGTAGGGGCGTGGTATGCGGCAAAGAAGCAAGCGTGGTATACTCTTCCTCGGACTGGTAGTACTGATAACAATCTACGCCTTATCATTGGGTTTGAACAGCAACCTACACCCCAGGGAGCTGCTGCTCCCCGCTTCTTCATGTCCCGTAGAGATACCTGCGTTTCGCTATGGATGCGACCCGACACAACTGCCATTCCTCGACCTACAGTAGGGGATAATGCCGGCTTTGTGTGGCGTCTAGATGATACATCCCGCAACAAGGATGGTGCAGCCTATCAGATCAACTTTGACACAGCCAATACGGACCTATCTTTCCTAGATGAAGCTCTGGCCACCAGGATGAAGGCTGGCCAGTTTCTGGAGCTGGCTACCGAGCCCAGAGGCAACTGGGACTTGACAGTTACGGTGTTCTGGGATGATGTGCAGACGGACATTCTGCAGTTTAACATGGGAGGAGGTGGGGCTGTCTTGGGGTCCTTTGTGTTGGATACGGACACCCTGGGAAGCGACGTTGTGGCCTCTGACAGGAAGCGTCTAACAGGTAGTGGAAGGCGTATCAGACTATCAGTCGTCAATGGCGGGTTGGATCAGGACGTCAGCATATCAGAGTTCCATCTAGGCTTTACGCCGATGGATGAGAGGATTAGAGAATGAAGTACGAACACATAAAGAGACCCAACTTCGTACTGTACGGCCCCAACGGTGAGATGGAGGAACTGTTCTGCAAGATGTGCGGAACTGCTATCATGGGCATGAACGAGCAGGTTAAGGGCAGGCGCATGGGGCCTGATGGAAAGTGGATTGAGGAGCGTATACTCCGCTTCCGACGCTTTCACAACTACGCCGAACTAAAGATGGAGTTCTGGGACGGCTCTGCCCATGTTACCAATGGATGTAGAGATTGTCTGCACGAAGGTCTAACATTCGATCAGATGTATGAGCTGCATGTCTGCGATATGGAGATGGATGGAACCCTACACACTAAGATCAATAGGCGGAGAGTTCCAAAGGGAATAACTGTCATCCGGCATGATGGAGGGGGAATAACATGACCCTCATCCTAGTCGTAGTTGCCCTGGTAGATGGACCTTAAGATATGTCAGCTGGTCTCTACAGTCACACCACGCGAGGCATTGGCACCATACTTACGGCGTCTGTCTATAATAGTGACCACATCAACCATATAACCAACCAGAACCCCTCTATGACAGGGGCTCTGAGCGACAGTGTTGGCCAGTATCAGACTGTAACTGATCCAGGGGGTGTTGGATCAGAGGCATTGGCGCCATCTCTTGCTGGAGAACTTGAACGGCTTAGGTTCTGCATAAAGAGACTGACTGGAAAGACGCAGTGGTACACTGCTCCATCGGCCAATATGGATCAGACGTTAAACAGCGTCAATGCTGGAACTATAGCGGTAGGTGGGGCTACGCCGCTTACTCTTAGGCGAACTGAGAATGACACAACCGAACGTAGGATACTTGAATGGCAGCTGGGCAGTGGAGTTGGAAACAATGCTGGGTGGCAGGTTAAGGGCACTGGAGCTAATGACATAACTGAGGTAAGTCTCCTTTTTGGAGGTGTTGAGGCAGTTCGATTTATGACTAGCACAGCCCTCAGATGGGAGCCACAAGGCTATCTTACGCCTACAGCAGGAGTTCCTATAATCATAGCTGGCGTTGTAGCTGCTACATCAGTCATATATGAGCCATTCAAAGGGGCTCTTGTTCCGCTGATTGTAGATGGTACTGTGCTGATGAAGATATTTACTCCTTTGACTCTAACTCTAAATAACCCAAACCATGCAGCTGATACGCTATATGACGTATATCTATGGTCTGACACAGGAACTACTCGTATTATAACCGGGCCTGCCTGGGCCAACTCAACAGCTGGTAGCTGCTCACGAGGAGCAGCTGCCGATCTTACAAGACCCTCGCATGGGCTATTGGTAAATAACATAGGCATAACAGGAAGGAATGGAGCCGTTACCTTCGTGGTACCAGCCCAGGCTGCTACCTATATAGGAACAATTATGACTGACACAGTAGGAACTGTGACATGCAATCGCGACTATGGGGAAACCCGCAAGTGGTGTATTTGGAATAACTATAACAAGCAGCCTCTATACCTTAAGGGGGGTGACTCAGCGGCTAGCTGGTCTTATACTCTTAACGTCATAAGAGCGGCAAATGGTAATGCTAATAATAGACTACAGATACTGTCTGGTCTAGCAGAAGATTTCTACGAGCTTAGGCTTGTACAGAGGATTGACTACCAGCCAAACACCTCAAATACAATCCTAATGAGGAATGGAATAGGAATAAATAGCACAGCTGCATTCTCTGGCCAGAATGGAGAGTTGGCAGCTACGGCTGGAACCGCCGTTAACTCTGGTCATAGACTGACAGCTCAGGCCATAGCACAGCACTTTATGCCTCCTTCTCTTGGTATTACCAACGTTCGACCTCTTGAGATTGTTCCAGATGCTGATGCTTTCAATACCTACTATGGAACCGAGGCTAATATGCTCCTCACAGCAAAATGGATGGGCTAGCCTATGGCAACCATCACTCCGCATACTACTAGAGCCATCGGGACGGTTCTAACAGCGTCTATATACAACGCTGACCACGTTAACCATGTTACTAACGTCAATTCCCTATTTACAGACCTATTGGCAACTCCTGTAGCGCCTGGATCATCAGGCTTTCCCGAGGGGGCAGCTCCAGCAACCCCAGCTGCCAACTTTGTGCGACTATATGCCAAGACAGATGGGAACCTATATCAGAAGGACGACGCTGGACTTGAGACTGTTCTAGCGGGAGGCGGTAGTGCAGCAGTAGAAGTAGGCCCTACAACTCCGCAAGGCCGTCTATCGCTTGTGACTGGAGAGCCAATTGTAAAGACTACACAAGCGGCGAAGACGTCTATTTTCTATGTTCCCTATATAGGAGCTCTAGCGCCGTTCTGGGATGGAACAAACTGGCTATTGATTAAGCTTGCTGAACTCACTCTTCCACTGGACAGCAACTCTGGACATACTGGCTATCACCAGGCAAACAAGAACTTTGATCTACTTCTCGACTATAATGCAGGGACGCCTAGGTTGGTGAGTAGTCCAGCTTGGACCTCTGATATAGCTCGTGCTGATGCTCTAATGCGGAAGGATGGCATTAGGCTTAACAATGCCTCTATGGTAGTCCGCTTTGGAACAGCAGCTGGAGATACTGCAACAATTGCAGCACAGAGGCTTACGCAGATAGGAACGTTCCGAACCTCCTCCACCAATGGACAGACAGAATTCATCTTTGGTGGAGTTGCTGCTGGAGGCACAGCTGGATCGCTTCTACTATGGAACGCCTATAACAGGGTGCCGCATAAGACCAGATGCTCTGACTCGACCGATAGCTGGACCTATGGTAGCTCGACGTTCCGTCCGTCTAACAACTCCCCCGCGATGCGGCATTCCTTTATAACGGGCGAGGATACAGATGCTTATCTAGCGATCTTCTCCGGTCGCGTGCAAGCCTCTGCGTCTGGCGCGGCCTTTCAGGGCATCGGCATCGATGTGACCAACGCGGTTGAGCCCGGCGCCGCTGCTTTCAGCCCACCCAGTGCGGACTCCCTGCCCGTGGCGACTTTGGTTGGAACACCTATAATGGGCTTCCACTTCTTGCAGGCGGTCGAGCGAAGCAATGCGGGAACTGCAACATTCTACGGAGACTTTACAGAGCCGACAGTACAACAGAACAGTTTCGCAATCATGTTATGGCTATAGGAGAGACAAATGGACGCCGGGACACTCTATCGACTGCTATCGACAGTCGCGCCTATTTCGAGTATCTCGATAGGGCTCGCCACAGACAAGCTGACCTGGACTGTCACCTATGATGGTGCGGACGCGGGACAGATTGCGGCTGCCGAGGCGCTTATTGCGGCGGCGAGCACGTCTGAGGAAATTGGCACTGAGTCGACACAGTTCTTTCAAGTGGCCCTCGCTGTAGCTAGCTCTGCGTCCTTGGTGCTTGCAAAGAGGTACGGGAACAAGATTTTCATAAACGGCGTCAATTATCTTCTACCATATCAAGATGTCGGCATCGCCAACACGGGGTTGACGGCCGCCACCTTGTATTACGCATATGCGTATTGGACCGGGACCACAGTTGCGCTGGAGTTGAGTACAACGGGCTCCGGCACTAGCCCCATCTTCGGGCATGAAATAAAGGTGGGCGACGCCTCGCGCACATACGTAGGAATGATCTATACAGGTGCGGGAACCCCCGGCACCTTCATCGATAGCGAAACCCAGCGTTTCTGCGCATCCTACTATAACCGCGTCCCGAAACATTGTCAGCGAATGCTGGGAACTGCACGATCAACGGCGTCGGCTCCGTGGGTTGAACTCAGCAGCGCTGACCGCATCGAGTTCATCACGCATGGGAGCGAAGACGCATTGTGTTTTCTCAACTCAAACCCGGCGCTTGCTGTGACCGCTGCAACGATGTCGGGCGCGATAGGTGTAAACGGAACGACGACACGAACATGCGAGCAGAATATAAACTTTGGTGGTGCTGCACTTCCCCTTGCTATGGCGGCCATACGCGGCTACCGCTTTGACCATGGCTATAACTACATGACCTTCGTAGGGGGTACGACTGCCTCCACAGTAACCTACCCCGCAACGCAGACCGCCCTTGGCGCTATGCTACGTCAGTAGGCTTGCTTCTCTCCCCCATTGTGGTAAAATTGCTTGGGGCTAAGAGGGGTAAAGGGCTGGGAATGACGGCTTCGAGCAGCACTAGAGATCGTAGACAGACAGAGGCTGCAACAGGTTCACTTCAGGGTGGAATGTTGCCAGTTCCTGATCCTACAGTCCTTACCACTCAGCAGCTGACTAGAGAAATTCTAGCAATACGTGAGCTTATTGAAGCTCGTCTAGATGGCATGGACAAGGCAATAAATCTTATTCAGGCCCAATCGGATAGAGCTCCTCAGCATATAGACTCAGCTATCTTAGCTGCCGTAGGTCGTCTGCAGGAACTGCATAGCGAGAAATTTGATAGTATCGCTACGCAGTTCAAAGAGCGTGACATTCGTACTGAGCAGACATCGAGGGACAATAAAGTCGCTATCGACGCCGCCCTTCAGGCACAAAAGGAGGCCGTTGGAAAGCAGAATGAGTCAAACAGCCAGGCTATTGCTAAATCAGAAGCCGCCTTCATCAAACAGATCGATCAGATAGGCATCTTGATTACAACTATGGGCATCGCGACTGATGGTAAGATCAGTGACATCAAAGAACGTCTTACAACCATAGAAGGTGTGAGGAAAGGAGGAACTGACGTTTGGGCCTATATAATTTCAATAGCAAGCATCGCAGTGGCCATACTAGCTGTAATCTTCAAGGTAGCGAAATAGCCTGGCCGATGGCCTCCGGCCATGATATGGTGTGGGCTACACAAGGAGAACCGCCATGTTTGGAGTTGGTAGAGATCAAATCCTGGGCTTAGTCAGACATATTATCACCTTTGTTGGTGGTATTCTGGTGGCCAGAGGTCAGATCGACATTGGTCAGGTCGAGACGATAGTGGGGATTATCACAACGGTAGCGGGCTTCTTGTTCTCTATGATGGCCCCGGAGAAGGTCGTAACTCCGGAGAAGATCATAGCGGCACTGGAACCGGCCAAGGCCGCTGCTGTGGCCGACATCCTCAAGCAGCCAGAACCTCCCAAGGTGCTGCCTCAGATGGAGACGACAGGCCCCGCGCCAGTGGCTCCTGAGGGGCAGGTTCGGGAACAGGATCGGGTAGCGACGATGCCAAGGCCCTCTAATCCACTAAGACCATGAGCTGGGCCTCTATCATCCTGACCGGCCTTAAGTTGCTCAGTTCCATAATGAGCTACTTGAACGATAAAAGGATGATACAGGCCGGAGAGGACAGAGCAATAGCCAGGGCATCTATGGAGCTACTACAACAGACTGCGGAAGGAAAGGCTCTTCGAGAACACATTAAGAGCCTCTCAGATCAAGAGGCAGCAGACCTGTGGGATAGGATGCAGGGAAAGCCATGACTGAAGGTGGAATAGTATGCTTTGTGATATGCTTCGGCATCAGCTCAGCTCCGCCGCCGTCCACTGTTGTAGACAGCTTCTGCCAGCGCTACGAACGTCAGGCTATAACCAACGATGATATAGCGGCTATTAAGATGTTGCCTCCAGCCCTAGCACGCCGCATTCAGGGAAATGAAGTGGACTATATGTGCAAGTGCCTAGGCTGGAAAGATGCTATCTGTAAGACGAGGAAGCGGTGAGTGTAGGATATAGGCTGGCCAGTAAGCCCGATGACTATAGAAAGGCCCAAGCCCTTATGAAAGCTGAGGGCGTTCCAAAGCAGGAACTTGGCTTTCCTACTATCCTGGCTATCGAAGACAAGCGTGCAGTCGGGATGATTAGCACGAATATACAGGACGATATGGTTGTAGCTGGTCCGTTGGTAGTTAGATCAGATCGCCGTAGGGTTATGACTGCGATCAGAATGGTCGAGATGTACGAGATGGCCCTTCGAGGCATGGGGCTTGCTACCTTTATCTTCCACGTTGATGAGGGGACCTTCTTGGACAGGGTCATCAAGCGGTATGGCGATAAGTATCAGCCCTACGCAGTCGAAGGAACTAGGAA